TAAAAATATAACTTTTTCCTAATCTATTTAGTCACTATGTGGCTATATGCCCTTATAGTCAAGAGGTTTAAGACAAAAGTCTGCAAAACTTTTATCGTCGGTTCGAATCCGTCTAGGGGCTTGGAATGGGAACTACAGTAATTATAGTACCAACCAGTAGCAAGTAGCTAAATATAGTTACTAACCTGTAGTTTATTCAATTTGCTATATTTAGTTACTTGGTATTGGTTGATTTTTACGTTGTAATTCCTTTCTGAGAACTACATCCTTGGTTAGGATGTGGTTTTTATTTTATGGTTCTATGGTGTAATGGATAACACAGAGGTCTTCTAAACCTCTACTCTAGGTTCGATTCCTAGTGGAACTATTGTAATTCAAGTAAAAAGGGGTTTACTTATGAGTAAAGATAAAGATGAGATTAAACTAGCTATTGAAGGTAAGGATAGAGATTACTTTCTTAGTAAAGGTATTCCCTTTCCTAAATATTGGTATGGTCACTCAGACCTTCCAAAATCAAAAAAGAAAAACAGAGCTTATTCTACTGAAATGAGAGCTTTATCTGAGATGTCTCTTGACCAGTTAGAGGTAGTAGAGATGTTTTGGGGTATTGCACCTCTTGTAGTTAGTAAAGTCAAAAAACTAGATGTAGAATTTGTAGAAAATATTCCAGTACCTACAGCTACAAGGGTTAATGCTTTAGTTCAAACTAAACTATCTATGATTAGTTCAGATGAACGTAAAGAATGGGCTGATAGGGTAGAAGGTAAAGCAGTATCTAGAGAAGTATCTATGGCTCTAGTTACTGATGATAGTGATAATACTGCATCAGCTACAAGAGAGCTTATCCTAGATAAGTTTGATGAACTAGGTAATATCTGGGCAGATTATGGTAAAGATTCTAAAGAAGAACAAAAAGAACTAGGACATGATGAAGTTTTAAGATTGGAAGAGGGTACAGATGGGGAAACTAAGGGATAGACTTGTACTAAAACTTGGTGAAGTACATCCTAAAAGTGAGTTGTTACCTTGGTTAAAGGGGTATATACCACATCCTGACTCTTACATCAGAAATTCAATACCTATTGAGAAAAGATTACATTATGCTAAACTAGGTTATACAGAGTTCTTAGCTGAAATGAATATAGAACTCAACTTTGACCAAGCTTTAGCTATTGGAGCTTTAATATCTGGTGACTATCATACTGGTTACATGATTGAACCTCCAAGGTTTGGTAAATCATTTATCATGGGAGCTTTAGCTAACTATTTAGCAATGCACAGCTACAGTGTATCTGTAGTTGCATCTAAATCATCAAGAACAGCTAAGGTTATGGAACACGCTAGAAGGCATCTAAGAGGGGCTAGTATCGACATGAAGAATATGTTGGTAGAAGAGTCCAAGGCTTCCATAAGCAAGGCTGACAAGCTCCTAGGACGGTCTGAGACGGCTTATAGTAAGTCTAGGATTGTCTTTAAGAATGGTAACAAGATTGATACTAAATCTACAGGTGATACCTTCTCTAGTATGGACTCAGATGAAAACATTGGTGAAGGTTCTCATGTTCTTATTGATGAAATGGACTTTATCTCAGAACGTGCCTTGACAGAGCTTGGTAGACGTGAGTTTGAAAGAGATGATGGAGAATCACTTATCCTTTTTGGTATTAGTAACCCTCGTTTCTTAAATCACTTCCATGAATCTGTTACTAACCCTAATCTGAAGGATGATGAGTTTGTTATATGGGGTAACATAGTTACTTCAATGGAATCAGACTCAATTAAAATGACTCCTGAAGAGGTGTTAGCTTCTGACTTTGCTAGAACTGAAGAGTCTATAAGAATCAACTTACTTTGTGAGTACGATGAAAATAGCTCAGAGTTCTTCAATGCTCCAATGATTGTAGCTCCTAGACATGATATCAGTAGTATCTCACCACGCACTATATCAGCTCTAGGAATTGACTCAGCCTATAAAGGTTCAGATGGTATTACTTTAGCTTTATCAATGTATGACACTGATAAGGATGCTCTTGTAAGGGTAACAGATACCATCAACTTAAGACCTGATGAATGGTCTGATGCAAGGTCTACAAGAGAAATTGTAGACGGTATAGAGCAAGTAGTTATGAAGTACAATGTAGTATCACTTGCTATTGATACAGGTCAAGGTTCTCACTTGATTGTAGAGATGATGAATAGACCAACATTTGATAGGGTTACTATATATCCTATTGATTTTGGTGGAAGACCTACACCTGAAAAGGTAGCAAGTCATGTAGATACTGCTTTAATGGCTAGAAATAGAAGAGCAGAGATGCACTTAGTCCTAAGACAGCTTATGCAAGAGAATAAAGTTGTGTTTGCTTCTGAAATTAAGGAAACTCTATTGACTCAGATGAGAGCTATACAGCTCAAAAACAAAGAGCTTGATAAAGTTACCCTAATTGGCAAAGATGTCATTAGACAAGTGCTGAAGAGGTCTCCTGACGACCTAGATGCTGTTATTCTAGCTGTTCATGCTTTAGAACTATATATACTTGGTGTAGAAGGAGGTAATTAGTGGAAATTGATAGAAAAACTGGCTATGAACTCCTTATCAAAGACAATATAGGGATTCCTTCACAGCTAAATGAGATGGATGATACACTTACCTATGAACAAGTTCAATACCTAGTAACAAATATGCCAGGTATTAATACTATTCTTGAAGGTATTGTTGACTACATCTTTGCAGGTGATATGGAGCTTGTTAAGGATGAAGATAGCTCTATTGAGGGTGAAACTCTCAGAGACATGCTAGATTCACAAAATATCCAAGGGATTACAGTTATGGACATGTTCAAACAGCTCACAAGAGAGTTATTTGAGCAAGGTGCTGTAGGTGTAAGGAAAATTCCTGCAAAACAAGCCCACAATGGTCATAAAGATAGTATTATGATTGTTCCTAAGAACTCTTACGACATCATTTTTAGAGAGTCTGAAGAAATTCCACTTGTTTATATGCCTTTCATCTACATTTTGAGAAGGTTTCATAGCTTGAACCGTAAACATACATGGATTAGAGCTTCTGAAGAAGTGGTAGATGATAGATTCTATATTGATGATGAAGGTAATATTGTCTCAAATGACAAGGATTCTGTAGCTTTAACCTCAGAAGACTTCACTAATATCACTATGGATGGTTCATTCATTGGTGTTAGTCCATTTGAGAACGATAAAAAGCGTACTCATCTTATTCTTCAGCTCCTAGATTACTTTATCCATGATTTTCAACGTAATGGTGTTGGTACATTGGCATTTAAACACAATGAATCAATGCTTGCTAAGATGAAGAACGAAGGAAACCCTTCAACTTCAGCTAAAATCTTTGATACAAGTAATTCTAACGCTGTATTCAACGAAGATGTCAGAAAAGACAACGTAAAAGCACTAGCAGACATGCTAGCCAATGTAGAGTATAATGACTCTATCATTTATTCTGACATTTTCAGTGATATGGAACAGTTGACTAGGGATTCTAAACCTAGTGATTACCTAAATCTCTTATCAATCCATGCTACACGCTTCTCATGTCAAATTTATGGTGTATCACCACAGGTATTTGACTTGGATGCAGGTACTGGTAACATTGGTAAGGATGAAGTCATCAAGACATTCATCATTCACAAGGTTATCCCTTGGAGAGATAAGATTGCAGTTAAGCTTACTGAAGTAATCAGGCTCATGGGTTATGAAGGTTATACATTTAGATTCAAAAACCAAGAAACTAAAGATTACTATGACTATGAAAAAGACAATTTCATGTCTCAGACCTTTGAACGTATTCATGAAGCAGGTTATGAAGAAGAAGCTAAAGCTTATCTTAATAAACACTTATTAGAGGGGGAATTATGACACCAACCAATTTTGACACTAATGCTCAACGTGGAATGATTGAAGCTATTGAGCAAGCACAAACAAAAGAACAACCATTCATGGCTACAGGAAGTAATGGTGCTCCTGTAGTTGTAGGTGATGTTAATAACATTGATGCTGAGTCTACTTATGAAGCTAAGTTCATCTATCCTAAGAACTTTGCTGTCCAAGGTGACTACACTGATACAAGTGAAGGTAGAGAGGTTATTAGAGTATTTAAGGGTGTATCTATTACACCTCGTAAGGCTCGTAGAGTTAGACATGCTGTAACTACACTTATCCTTTACTTCTCAAAAGTAAATACAACTACTGGTGAGCAAGAAATTATGTCTCTATCAGAAGTTACTGAAGTTTATTCTAAGCTTAGTGATGAAGTAGTAGATGCTATGGAAACATTAGTACAGTATGGTCTTGGTATTAGTGACTATGACATGGAATATCTAAGTGATGAATCACTTGTAGTTTTGTCTAGTCAGCTTATTGATAAAAACTCAGGGTTTTTTCAATGAGACTCTAAGTAGAGTACAGAAGTTAGTGTATGATGATGTTAATGGTAAAGTAACAAAAGAAGTTGAAAGTAAATACTATGACACTCCTATAGATGATTACTTTGCCTACTGTCTTAGGATTGGTAAACACTTCGGTACATCTCCTAAAGATATATATGAGAATTGGTCTCTACCAATGGTAATAGTATCTTTCGTATGTATCCATAATGAAGGTGTTACTGAGTTTGGTTATCAGCAAGATAGCATGAAGGATAACAAACCTAAGATAATTCATTATGAAAATAACTATATCTACAATATCACTGCAGATATGGTAGCTAACATGGTTGCTGAAGAAAAAGAAAGTAAATTTGCTCCTGAACAGGAAGCATTAATGTCAATGTATGAAAGGAATTAAACAATGTCTGGTAGTTTGAAAGAGTTTTTTGATGGTAAGTATAGTGAAGTAAAATCACTTGGTAAAATTGATGATGCTAAAGTATACACAATGGAAAACTATGTGGAACTTAATAAGCTTGATGAACAAGTAAGAAGAAATGGACTTGAACCTTCAGGTAATGCTGTAAGAGTTCCACAAACTGACAGCCAAGGATATTTGACTTCAACTCCAAGAGAAAGACTTGTAGTTAATGAATCAATTGCCTTTATCAACCGTATCAAAGTTAACAAAGAAGCTAAAACAATCTCTATTGTAGTTGACTATAGAGCTTGTACTGAGCAATCACAAGGAAGTATTTATACTCCATCTGTTCTGTCTTATGTAATTGGTAAAGTCAAAGAAGGAAAAGCTGATAAATATGCTGTACTTAAAGTAGAGAATGTATCAGAACAAGACTTCATCAATGACTTTAAAGACCAACTTACTAATGATGATTCAAAACAGATGTATGAAGTGATTACTCACTATAAAAACACAGGTACATCTACTGGTATTAGTTTAAGTGAGCTATTTTAACCAGTAATTAAAATAATCGGAGGTATGTGATGAAAGTAATCACAGCTAAAGTAGAGCTTACTCACAATGGAGAAAAAATTACTCTTAAGGGTACTGAAGCTCAGACTGCTCTACAACGTTTGACAGCTTGGGATGGTCAAGGTTCTGTAGCTATTAACTACACTGACCCTGCCACTAAGCAAGTCCAAGGAATCTTCATGTGTTGTGGTGATACTTGGAAACGACTTCCAAACGAAGTTGAAGAAAAAGAAGAAATGCCTTGCAAATGGTGTAAACCTTGTAACATTGGTGATGAGGAAGATACTGTTATTCATCATGAACATGTCACACCACAACCAGGAGGTTAAACTTTATAAGAGGTACACTTATGGCTAAGAAAAAAGAAGTTAGTGTAGAACTACCTCAAATTACAGATGAGTACCAACTTGCTCTACAAGAACGTAGAGAAAGACAACTTGGTTTAGACTCTGCTCTTACTGAAGTAGTTACACCTGAAGAAATTGGAAGTAAAAAGGTAAAGGGAACTAAGAAGGATGAAGCTTAAGTATACACTGTCAAAACTGTTTCCTGATGGTAAGACTTTCAGAGTAAATTATTTAGACGGTAATATTGTTAAGCTAAAAAATGTTAGGTTTGAGTATGGTTCAACTTATGAGACTGAAGATGTAGCTCTTATCAAGTCAATTAAAGGACTTACTCAGAGATTCCCTGATAGTGCTAGTAACCGTGCTTGGTTAGATAGTATTGGTGTTCCTTATAGTCCAGTTCCTTGTCAAGCCTGTGGTGGAAGAGTTATTAAACTTGAAGTACACCTATTTGACTTTAAGGAGGTTTAATATGAGGACATATAGACTAGCAGGTACTGTAGTTGATTCTGAAGGTGCTTTGTTCATGGAAGCTTTGGAACAGGACTATATCTCAGCTAAGAATATTGAGAGAATCCTTGCTGAAGCAGGTGGTGAAGAAGTAACCTTTAACCTTAACTCAGGTGGTGGTTCAGTCAATGCAGGTAGTGAAATTTACACTATGCTATCAAGCTACAGTGGTAGAGTTGTAATTAATATTACAAGTCTATCAGCTTCTATTGCTTCAGTATTTATGCTTGGAGCAGATGAAGTTAATATTTCACACCAAGCACAGATTATGATTCACCAACCACACTTTAGAAATGAAGAAGTAGTAGACAAGTTGAGTTTAGAACGCTCATTAAATATGCTTGATTCTACTGAACGCTCTATTGCTAAAGTGTATATGAAAAAGACTGGTCTCAGTGAAGATGAAATCCTTGATATGATGTTCAAAGAGACATGGCTTACTTCAGACCAAGCTTTAGAACTTGGTTTTGTGGACAATATCTACAATGATACAGAGGAATCTGTAGAAGGTGTAGAAGACCTTGTAGCTATGGTATCTACTACAGGGAAACAGCTAGAGACTTTACAATTACTAAATGAAATGAAAGGCACTCCTATGGATAAGACATTTATTGAGAAAGTAAAATCTCTTCTAGCAAACAATTCTGTAGATGATGAATCTGTAGAAACTGTAGAAGAGGTCGTAGAAGCCCCTGAAGAGCCATCTAAGGCTGATGAAGAGGTAGAAGGTACAGAAACACCAGAGGAAGTAAAAGAAGGCTTAGAAGAGCAATCAGACACTTCTGAAGAGGTTGTGGAAGAGAAAGAAGAAGTAGTTGAAGAAGAAACTGAAGAAGTTGAAGACCAAACTACAGAATTGCTTACACAAGCTCTTACTGAAATTCAAAAACTTAGGGCTGAGAATGAAGAACTCAAAGCTAAAGTAGAAGCTTTGGGCAAAGAAAAAGAAGCTCTTGTAGCTAAAAGTTCTAAATCACAGTCAGTAGTTGATGAACTTAACAAATTGCTTAACAGTGAAGAAGCGAACGTAGTATCAGTTACTCAAAAGGCAGAACCTAAAAATATGATGCCTAAAGGATATACTGGTATTCGCTCAGGAGGACAAATTTAATGAGTAATGTTACTAATGACATTTATACTGAAGAAGTTGTAGGAGAACTAGCTACAGCTATTCAGAAGAATATGGAAAATGCAGGAGAAGGTCATAAGCTACCTTTTGGAATTGCTAAAGACTACTCAAAAGCATTGCCTTCATTGGGTGATTTCAATATCACATCTCCAATGGTAGCTTCAATGCTTGAATCTATTGCAGAATCATCTATTGCTACATTTGTTAAAAACAACAAAGGTAAGTGGGTTACTGAGACTTACACTTGGGGAACTACAGACCCTGATGATGGTCAAGGATGCTGTTTCACACCGTTTGAAATTCAAGCTTGTGCTGACTCAGCTAAAATCTTCTCACTTTGCTTGAAAGATTGTGAAACAACACTTGACAAGATGATGAACTCAGCTCTTAAGTACAAGTCTAATGACTTGCTTAACTACTTCCAAAGAGCAGGAATGACTTATGAAGCTTCATTGCAGTACATTGCATGGTTCTCATTTGCCTTCCGTACACAACGTGTTATTGCACAAGGTTTGGTTAACTACCAAGGTAAAGGTTTGAGACCTTTCCACGGTATCGCAGAAGTAATGTCGCACCCTGCAGTTACTCCTATTCAATCAGGTGACATCCTTGGTGCATTTGCACAAGCAGGATGTATCCTTGATGTACTTAACCAAGGTACTTCAACTAACTACGCTATCTTCGTCCATCCAGTAGGACACACAGCTATTTCAGATGTAGTTGTTGAAGGTAAAAATGGTAAACTCCCTGCAGGTTGGGAAAGAGGTAACTTTGGTAGCTTCCACGGTACACCAGTGACTCTTAAATTCAAAGGTATCCCTATTGTAAAAGATATCTATGTACCTAAAGACCTTGAAGTTAACAACACATTTGAAGCTTACATTATTGACTTGTCAGTAACTAAAGTATCAATGGTTTATAAAGACTTGCTTATTCCTGCAGATAAAATCCGTCAAGGTACAACTCTTGAACCTGATTCAGACTGTAACTTTGTAGCTTGTGATATCTATGAGAATGCAGGTGTAGCTCACTCAGCTAACTATGCTAGAAATATCCTATTGACAGGTATGCCATTGTCAGCTAACTGTTCTGCAGGTGTTTACACTCGTATCATGGGTGCTTTGGACGGAGAAGTTCCATTCCCAATGGTGCATGTTCCTAAAGCCTAAGAGGTGATATATGTTACTAGATGCCATTAAGAGCAAGTGTTCTTGTATGAGTCAAGTTACTCAAGAAGAGTTTGATACTATCTGGGGTAACTTTGTTAGGTTTCTTAGTAACATTACTTGTTGGGATGTTGCAGGAGGAACTATTGAGCAATGCTGTAGAATCCACACAATAGACTTGAACAGAGAACTCTGTAGCTACACATGTATTCAAGTACATCCTTATTGGAAAGCTATTAATCAAGATACTGTAACTGTGGAATTAAGACAGTATAGCTCTAGAGGTGTCAATATCGTTCCTCTAGATAAAAGCTTGTTTACTTATGATGATATTGCTGATAAGTTCTTTATCAGACTAGATGAACTCATGAACACTGAGGACAACTCTTGTGATAAGAATTGTTCTCATAATGTGTTGGTTATGAGGTATATAGCAGGCTATGACTTAGATAGTCCTGAATGGGATAACTTAATCTGTCATTACCTTACAGGATATACTGCTATTGCTAATAACTGTATGAGTGTTGGTGACTGTGCTAATGTAAATAGACTATCAGCAGGGGCTTCTTTAGTACAAAAGGATGTAGATACTATTAAGTATGTTTGGGAGATTAACAAGGATTCACAAGAATACTTCTTCTCTCAATTAGTTAATAACTTCTACAAAGATAGCCTTGGTAGATATTCTCTTTGTGGCAGAAGCTATAATCTAAGGACTGAAAAGCAGATTACAGTAGGAAAGAGTAAGTAATGAGAGTTAGATATAGAGGTGTTAATAGCCCTACAGGAAGAGTTAGAAGAGGTGGTTGCAGTGCTTGTGGTCAATCTTCTATAGGTAGGACTGAGATGGCTCTTCTAGAGCCTTATAGGTACTTCTATCATGATAGAGAGTTTAACTTCTATCTAGGTAGAGAGTATGATGTGCCAGATGAGTTAGGTAAGGCACTATTGAATAAGTACAGTTATGTCAACGGTAACAAACTACAAGCATTTGAAGAGGTTATCTGATGTCTAAAGATGTATATATCTTCAGACATGGAACTACTAACCCACAATATGATGACAATGGTAGGCAAATTGATTCAACCGTTTGGGAACAAACAAACCAGTTCACTTGTGTAGAAGTAGTACAATTCTACAATGCCTACAGAAACTTTAATAAAGATACTTATGAGACTGAACAAGAGCTTCACCATAAGCTATTCTATATTGAAGTTTGGAGACAAGACCAACAAAGAAACTATGATATTGTACTAGGAGACTACATCTATGAACCTGACTTAGGTTATTGGTGGAAGATTCTAGCAGTATCACATAATGAGGTCATGCCTAATTGTTATTATCTAATCATCCGTGGTCAAAGACTTACAACAAGAGAAGAGTATAAACTAAGAGTTAGGGATGCTCTTACTGCAGATGAAAGTCATACAGGAAGATAATTGTGGTTAGGAGAAGAAGAACAGGTGATGCTGAGATAGATGCTTGGATTGAAGAAGAAATGCACACTGTAGTTCAGGAATTAAAAGTAGCAGTAGAAAACAATATACATGTTGATACAGGGGCTTTAAGAGACTCTGTAACAGTAGAAGAGAGTGGAGAGGACTTCTATGTAGGTATTGATGAAGACTTGCTTATAACTGACCCTAGAAACCCTAGAGGAAGGAACTATGCAAGATATCATCATGACGGTACTTATAAGACTCCTGCCAACCCTTTCTTGGATAAAGCAATTAATGAGGTAGGTTCAGGATGAAAAGGAAGATTTTCACTAACATTAAAAGATGGCTTATTGAATATGGTGTAGATATTCTAGACCTTATTCTAGAGCCTGTAGATGAGATGTCTAGAGATACAACCATTCGCTATGATAATTTTATGCATGAGCTTAATCGACATTTCTCTACAGTTCAATTCTATAAGTCAAATTTCAATGCTCACCTTCCACTATTAACAGTAGATGTATCAAACGTAGGTTACTCTTCTCAATGTTATTGTGAGTATTTAATTACTTTTAAGTTCCATTGGACTACAATCTCTGCAGACCAAGAATTAATCTTAGAGAATACACCTGAAGGTAACTTAGACTTAGAAGATAAAGTAGATAGAAGATTGAAAGCTATGATGTTCTCTAGGTCTTATATTGAGAATGAAGTAGTTTACCGAGACATATTCCAAGACTTACAAAAATTACCTAACTTTGAAGACAAGATATGTAACGTAGTCAGCATTAGTGACTTACCAGTTACATTTGAGCAAGTAGATGATGAGATAAATACTATCTCTAAACAATTTAAAATTACCGTAGGAGAATGTGGATGATTAAAGAACAACCACTAGACCTAGACGCATTTTATGAGTCTAGACAAAAGCTTGCAGGTGAGAATGGTACTATGTATGACCAAAGACAGCTTGCAGGAATTAGACAAGTAGTAGCAGAAGCTAAGCTACAATCTGTAGCTAAAGTAGAAGCTAAAGAAGACAAAAAAGAAAAGAAAGGAGATAAGTAATGACACAAGGTTGTATGCCAAAGCTTACTCATCCTATGTATGGTTATGCTAAGCAAAACAAAAATGAAATCATTGGTGTTAGAGTATCTGAAAAGATTAACTATTACACTGAGCTTTCGACTAAAAACTATCGTGAAATTACTAAGGGTGAGTTCCAATCGTTTGATGCCTTGACTACACCTGAAGACATGATTAGATGTAATGAAAAGGCTTGTCACATGACAGGTACACTTTATGTCAAACCAGTTGATGGTGAAGCTACAGTTACCTATGACATCCGTGGTGATTACACTAAAGCAGGTTTTGGATTCCATTACTTGTATGTTACTTTCCTTGGTTCAGACACAGTTACAGTTGAAGCTAAAGTTTCAGACTTGCATGATGTAGAAGGTAAAAACTCTTACACATACGCTGTAGAACTTACAGGAGCAGGTCTAGCTACAGATGTGTTCCAAGTAGCACAGTTTGACTTTGCTAACCCATTGTCAATTAAATCTCAAACAGGTACTGGTTGGATTCCTTCAGAAGATGGTATCCATGTAGAGTACACTATTAAGCACAAAGATAAGAATGATGCTCTTGTAAAAGAACCATTCGGTATCTCTTCTATCAAGACTATTGCTTGTAAAAATGAGCTTCACAAGTCTGATAACGTGCTTATCTCATGTTTGGAATCATTCACTCATGATGTATCACTAGGTGCTTCAGATGCTAGATGTTTTGGTTCAGGTTATGACCCATCAGCTACAGAAGTTACAACTACAATCTCAGGTGCTACACGTTCCTTGAATGACTTCTGGTTGAATCCATTGGAATCAAGAGAAGGTATTATTGTAGCAGGTATTCCAACTACAAGAGTGTTTACTGTTAAAGGTAAAACAATCAATGGTACTGAGTATGGTTACATTGAACTAGCTGACTTGTATCCAACATGTAACTCAGTAATTATTTCTCTTGGTGAAAACTGTAATGGTATCTATCTTGAACCATTGGCAGTACCTACAGTAACCCCTGTAGATACCAACGAGTTTGTAGCTATTTCAAATGTTAAAGCACAAGACTTCGGTACTGTGTATGTCAACAAGAAATACATCAACCGTGAAGTGTTGGTAACTTATGATGCTGAAAAAGAAGTTGAACACTTTGAAGCAAACGAAGACCGTCTTGATTCATTTGAAGCTGAGTTCACAGTACCTCGTGTAGCTACTAATGGTAGACGAGAATACCTCAGATTCTATGGTATCATCACTTCACACTCAGAAGAGTTCAACAACTCAGATGAAGTAAACTTGTCATTGGAAGTTACCTTTGTTCGTAGAAATGGTAAATTCTATGATCGTTATGTAGAAGCTTAAGAAAGAGGTAGAGTATGGCTCAAAGGCAATTAAGGGTACAAGTTACCTCACAGGTAGATAAGAGCCTTACTGACCTTCTGAGCAAGTTAGATAAGTATTCTAAAGGTACTACTACTATAAATGTTAAGGCAGTAACAAACAGTAAAGATGTTACTGCCTTATTCAATACTGTGAACAAACTTAAAAATAAAAGAGTTAGGGTTGATGTTGACAGTAATGGTAATAAGGTACTTAAGGTACAGAAGGACTTGCTCAGTCTTAAGAATAAGACAGTAAGTGTTAAGGTAGATGCAGACACTAGAAGCATCACTAAAGTATCATCAGACTTAAATAGTCTTAAGGGTAAAACCTTTAAAGTAAATGCTGACTTATCAAATGTAAATAAAGCTAAATCAGAATTAGATGCTATTGATGATAAGGTCAATAAGAATAGAACTGTTCGGATTCAAGGTGATACATCAGGTCTTACAGCTATCTCTAATGCCTTAGATAGTATTTCAAAAAAGGTACTAGCACTATCAGCTAGGGGAGCTTTAAACATTGGTAGGAGCTTTGCTAAAGATGCAGGTGAGCTCTATGATGCTCAGAATGAATTTGTAAACAACATGAGGTCACTAGACAACCCTCTTAGTGACAAAGAAATCAACTCAACACTTAAAAACTTATCTAAATATGGTGCTCAAACTAAGTACAATGTAGCTGAACTTACTAACTTGGCAGGTGCTTTAAAAGGGGCAGGATTTGACCAAGAGTTTGGAGGTTTTGATAACCTAACTAAAAACCTTGCCAATATCTCAGCCCTTGCTAGTAGCCCTTCTAATGCTCTTAAACGTGTATCTACACAGATTAAACAGATGTCCTTAGATGGTAAAGTCTTGGCAAGAGACTGGAATCCTATTAGGGATGCTATCGGTGGTACAGCTACACAAAAGGTTGTTCAGAAGTTTAAAGATGAGTATGGTTTTGATAACCTAGCTGATGCCATGAAAGAAGGTAAGGTACTAGGTAGAGACTTCATCAAAGTATTGAATGAAGTAGGTCAAGACCCTTCACTTATTAAGGCTGCAACAAACACTAAGACACTTAAATCAGCTTGGGAGAACATGAGAGAATCCCTAACTGTAGGTCTTGTAGGTACTCCTTTTGAGCCTGGAGCATTAACACCTGCCATTGATGGTCTTGTTAAGTTAATGAATACAGTATCACAGAATGGTGATGTTATTCAAAGCTTTGTAAGTAAAGGTGTTGGTAAAGCAATGTCACTCTTTAAAGAAATGTTTGGAGAGTTTGACTTTAAACAAGGACTTAAAGACTTTGTTACTTACCTAGCTCCTGTAGGTAAAGGAATTGAATTACTAGCTAAAGGATTTGCTAAGATTAATGCCAATGGTAAGAATACTGGTAAGATTCTTGGTGGTATTATTACTGCTTCTGCAGGTTGGTTAGTAGTATCTAAGATGGCTCGTTCTGTAAGGGCTTTATCAAGCACTCTAGGGCTGTTAAAAAACTTCAAGAGTCCTTTTGGTAAGGGTGGTAGTAACAATGGCTCAGGAGGGGCTTCTGGTGGCTCTACAAGCCTTCTAGGAGGTCTTACAAAGTCTCTAGGTGACTCAGCTAAGATGTTAGCTTTTGCAGGTTCTATTAAACTTATTGCTAGTGCTTTTAAAGACATTAGTAATACTGATATGGACTTTACTGAAGCTACAACTAAAGTAGGTACTATGGTTACTATGGTAACTGCTATGGCAGGCTACGCCACACTGTTAGGTAAAGCTATTCAGAAATTCAAGCTCGGTAAAGACCTAGCTGTAGGTGCTACTGCTATGGCAGGAGTAGTAACTGGTATGCTTCTTATGGCTAAGTCTATGGAACAGCTTAATAAGATTAAGTTTGATGCAGGTAAGGTATCAGGAACAATGTTAGCAATGACAGGACTTGTTACTTTAATTGGTGCTATTGCTACTACTATTGGTGCTTTGATGGTAGCTACAGAAGGTATTGGTGCTTTAGCTCTAGGAGCAGGGTTAGTATCAATGTTAGCTATATCAGGTACTATGGTAGTAGTTGCTAAAGCTATGGAGTCTGTAGCTAAGACTGTAGCTAGAATCAATAAAGTTAAATTACCTAATGCAGGTACTTTCGGTAAGAAGATGGTTAACTTCACAGCTCTTGTTACTGAAATGAGTACAGCAAGTGCTATTAGTGGTAATATATCAACTCTTGCTTTATTACCATCTATCTTTGGTACTATTAGTAATCTAGCACAAGCTATTCAAGTTGAAAGTATCATCCTTTTAGCAAATCAACTTAAAAAGCTACAAGGAAGCATGAAGAATGTACCTGATAAGTCTAAGTTTAAGGATACTATTAAGAAGCTTAAGAACATGACTGAGCTTATCAATGAGCTAAGTTCAGTTAGTGGTGGAGGTATTAAGAATCCTGTAGATGCTATTAAATCTATTGGTAATACCTTCAGTAATATTGTTAAAGGTTTTGAAGTAAACTCTATAACAGACAATATTTCTAAGGTAGCTAACTTAATAGCTACACTAAGTCAGCTTAATATGCCTGAAGACTTATCAGCTCTTAAGACTAAGCTTAAGAATATTGCTAACATCCAAAAAACACTTAACAGTGCTTTTGCTGACATCCAGTTTGGTGATGAAGGTGGTGTTTCTAGTCCATTTATTCATGGACTTAATGCTATTGCATCATTCCTAGAAGGTTTTGAAACAAGTAATAATATCAAGATTTTCAATAAGCTATCTAAGTTTGTTGGTGATGTTCAAGGGTTAGAACTTCCTGATGATATAAGTTCTTTGACTGAAAAGGTGCAAAAGATTGGTCTTATTCATCAACAACTTAATCAAGCATTTTCTACTTTCTCTTTAGGTACAGTTTCTGTTTCTTATCCTATCCTTAATGCTATCAATGCTGTAGGTACATTCTTTGATAGTTTAGCTACAAGTAACCTTATCAGTACAGTTAAGAAACTTACTCAGTTTATTGAGGATATTAATAATGTAGAAGTACCTTCTGATACATCTGCTATTGATGAAAAGATTAGTAACTTAACTAATGTCATGAATAGCCTTAAGAAGTTAGGTAATGAGTCATGGCTTGATTCTATTAACTTCATCAGTAAAGGACTAGAAGCTCTTACTTCTAAACTTGATGGTGCTACACTAGATGCTAAATTTAAGTCATTCAGTAAACTACTTGACTTTGTTAAGAAGATTAGTGACCTTAAGTTAGATGATGCAGGTTTAGAAGCTTTAGAAACTAAACTAGATAACCTACAGACTACACTTAAAAAAGTAAGTAAATTTGATGTTCCTGAACCTCCTGATGTAGGCGATAAACTTAAAGGGTTCGAGAACTTCAAGAAGCTAACTGATAAAATCAAAGATATTGTTGATAGTCTTAATAATATCCCTGATGGATTGGACATCTCAACTAAGATTGAATCAGTTAAAAATGCTCTAGATAAGATTAGTGAACTAGCTACACTTGATATCTTTGGTAAAGATACACCTTTCAATAAGGATGTAACATCAAATATTAAGAGTGTAACTGAGTTTACAAGTAAGCTTAGTAGCATTGCTTCATCACTTAATGAGATTAACTCAATAGAAGACCTTAGTGGTATTCCTGCTAAGATTGAACAGTTAAGACAAGCACTACAATCTATCACACAAGCAGGTGAAAATGGTGGTAGTTTAATGTCTATGTTTGATGCCTTTAAAGGTAAATCAGATTATGGTAAACTAGCAGAAGAAGCAAGTAATATGATTAATTCACTTAAGACTATTGCTGACTCTCTATCTCAGATTCCTGATTTGATTAACATTGAAGGTAGTGGTATTGAGACTCGTGTAGCTAAGATTCAATCAGTTCTTAAATCATTGACTGATAGTGACACAGGAAGCTTTATCCAAGACATTGGTAAGCTTGCTAAAGTGTCTGAAGCTGTAGGTCAAGTAACCTCTGTAGTTAATAGCTTTAAGACAATGGCAGAAACACTCATGACAATCCCAGACCTAATCAATGTAGAAGGTTCTGGTATTGAAACAAGAGTTGCTAAGATTAAATCTGTACTTCAGTCTCTTGCTTCTTCAGATGATTCAGGCTTAACTACAAGCTTGCAAAACATTCAGAAGCTATCATCTAATATTATGTCTGCAGTACAAGCAGTAAATAATATCTTGATTATTGCTAACGCTATTAATCAATTCCCTGAAGTAAATGCAGATAACTTCAATAATAGTATTAATGCTATTAAGACAGCTATTGAGAGTCTCTCAGGTATCAATGATAATGATGCTATTGTTGGTAACTTAACAAACATCTTAAACACTATCAACCAGCTACAAAATGCTTTGGCTCAGTTTGCTTCTATGGCTTCATCACTAGGACAACAATCAGGTACTAACTTCTCTAATGGTTTTGTATCAGGACTAGGAAGTAGAATTGTTGATAAGATGAATGAACAAAAGAATCAAATTGAGAATCTAGGTTGGGAAGCTTTAGGTGCTTCTATCTCTAACAAGATTGCTAATGGTTTTGATGTAAGTTCTGTACTTAATAAAATTCAACAAATTCAATCAGCTATTGACTCTCTTAAAGGTAAGACAGTTGATATCACTGTTAATGAAACTACAGTTAAGAAGACAAAACATGTACAACATGGAGGTATCATTCCTGAATACCACTCTACAGGTGGTGTAGTAGGTAGAAGAAGCTTTGCTTCACTAGGTACTGATACTATTCCTGCAATGCTGACAGCAGGTGAATATGTGCTTAAACGTTCTGTATCATCTGTACTTGGTAAGCAATTCCTTGATAACTTAAATCAAATGAATCTTACACAAGCTCTTAAAGCTTTGGCAGGACATACAGGGCACTCTGTAGTTAATAACACTACAAACAACATTACTCAAAACGTAGACAATAAAGCTTCATTCATCAATGGATTGAATGAAATTAGGGGGGTAGTTAGACCATGACAACATGTTTAGGTGCTAGGTCAACTTCAGACTTTGTAGCTAGACCAAGACGGTTTATTCAATACAATGACCTAGTGTTTAGTGGTACTGAAGCTATTAATTCTAGTCCTTCAGAAACTATAACTACCAAGTATGAAACTACAGAGTATATGTTCAGAAATGGTAGTTATTGGAAGATTACAGGAGACCAAGTTCTCCTTAAAGATGATAAGATTACCTTAGACTTATCTATTAGAACTACAGATTGGGACATGGTAAACATCCAAGCACACCAAGACTTTATCAAAGATAACTTACTTACAGTAGGTAAGCTTTGGGCTATTGATACTGGTGGACAGTTAATATGGTGTAATGCCATTCTAGACTCTTATACTCCTACTTATGAATGGACTTTTAGAGACAATGGATATCTTAGCTTCCAAGTATCATTTACTAACCCTGATGCAGTATGGCACAAGGCAGATGGATATACTACTTTCCTTCTCCCTTATGCTGACTGTAACTTTGTTAATATGATTGCTAGTTGCTTCCAAAACTCTACATGTCAAGCTTTCTGTCAGACTTCAAGAACTCTTAATGGTACTTGTGAAGACTGTGCTAAAGATTGCTGTGAGCTGTCTAAAGCAGTATCACTTTGTGAAGTACAAGGTGACATGTGGTTAAGCTTCTATCAAAAGTGTAATAGTGATTACCGTATCATTCATAACTGTGAGTTAGGTAGAGAAAGGTTTGGTAATGAAAGACTTTGGGGTGAATCTCATTGTGATGCTTGTGTTGATGGAGCTTGGTCTACTAAGTTCTATTCAGACACTGTAGTTGAATCAAGAGATGTAACTATTACTCTTCAAGGTAAATTCAAAGACCCTAGAATCATGATTAATGATACTATGGTTAAGCTTAAAGGTACTTATGACCAAGGCTATCTATCAATTTCAAGCACTGGTTTAGTTCAGTCATTTAGCTGTCCTACAGATGCTTTATGTGGAGAAGCTGAAGTTGTAAGTAATGAGAACTTAACACTTTGTGATAATGTATGGTGGCATATCAAGAGAGGGTATAATATCATCTCAGTTGATGGTGTTACCTCAGAATCATTTTGTGTATTTATTGACTATGAAAGGTTGACAATCTAATGAACAAACAATCATCAGTAGGACTAACGGAAGAACTACTTACCAACTTAATCAACACTGTAGCTCTTGAATACCACTTCAGACTTACAGTAGAAAAGTATTACTCTTTGTTATATGTTAAAGGAACATCAGATGAGGCTGTGAGAAGCTCTCTAACAAAGAAACTGCAGTTTGCTAAGGAAACACTAGAGAGAACTACAGAACAGCGTAGAAGCGTTATGAGAGCCTTACAGAGCCTTTCTACTGAGGATGCTAACCCAGACTTGTGGTGTTCTCTAAAACATGCTTCAGTACAAATGATTACTGCTTTTGAAGCTTGGCAAGTAGATATGAATAATGTAGAGGTAGAAGAAATCTATCACTCTTCTGTAGAGCTATTTAATGTAGTTGTAGCAGGATTCTTAGGATTCTATCCACAACCATGTAGTGCTTGCTTTGCTGACTCTATCCGTTCACAAGAAGAGATGAATGAAATCATGTCTAATGTAGAATCTAAACATGAGGACATGTCTGAAGAAGCTGTAATGGCTAGAGCTGTGGAGGTATTCGGTAATGTCCCTGACTCTGTATTGGAAACCAACTAAGGACACTAGGCACTACATTACTAATGATGTCTTCTTAGGTAATAATATTAGTGTAAGCCATAAGATTATGGATACACCTAGTATTAGTTTTCAGTTACCTACAGAAGTCCTAATGGATAGTCCTATTCCTGATGCACAATTTGAGTTTGTTCTAACCTTTGATAATGGTCATATCTTTCATGGTATTACAGAAAGAATTGATTCAGACCATGTTACTGGTGTTACCACTATTCAGGCAGTGCATGTAGCTACTGAACTACAACACAGAAGAGTACCTACAAACTATGCCATCAAAGAACTTACACTTGGTGAGATATATACTTATGATGAGTATATTAGACCTGCTTCAATGGGTGAAGGTGGAGAGATTATCTCAAACCAAAAACCTAGAGAAGAAGATAAAAAAGATGGAGAGCCTGAAGAGAAGAAAGTAACTAAGACTGGTAATAAGACTATTAACACAGTCTATAATGAAGATGGTAGTAAAACTAAGACAACTACTTATGAGATGTCAGATGGTACTACTAGAGAAGTAGTCAGTCACATTACTAAAGTAGTTACTGGTAAAGGAGCTTATGTTCAAACTACAGTAACTACTAGACCTGATGGTACTGTTACTACTACAGTAACTACTAAAGATGGTTACAACAAAGGTAAGACTGAAGTAACTACTGAAAAACCAAAAGAAGACAAAGATGTAGATAAAGGAGATAACACAACTAAAGATGATGGTATCTCAGTAAACTATGTTGAATTGTCTAAGCTTAGTGGTATGTTCAATGATGAGAATTGGACTTATAAGTTCACTGAAGAAGGTACAGATGATATTGTTATCACTTACCTATTCTCTAACCAAGATAAGCTACAAGCTCTTACAGATGTATGTAAACAGACTGAGGATGTCTTTTGGAGAGTATCACTTACTGAAGAAAGAACTATTGAGATTGGTAGGTTTGGTCAGTATAAAGAGTTAATGGTTAATGAAACTAACTTGTTAGGTAATGAGCTAGTAACTCAAAGAGACTTTACCACTATTACTAACTATGGTATCTATCTTACAGATAAGTCAGACTCAGGTACTACTACTCTTACTCTTAGAGATGTCTACAATAGACCTTATCTACAGAATCCTGAGTTCCCTGTTATCTTGACAGGTGAAGAAGTAAATACTGAGCGTAGTTATGACTATATTGACTTAATTCCTTTTGGAGCTAACAATAATGGTGACTATGCTGTATTGGATAAGGAAGGTTTAGCTCTTGAAGCAGGTAGAGTATATGAACAATCATTCACATCAAATGATGTCCAACCTGTAGCTAACAACAATAAGGAACTATCAGATGAAGACCGTCTTGTAGCTAGTAGACAACTTTACACACAAGCAGTAAGAAAGCTTATCCATAGTAGAAGAAAAGTAGGATATACCTTTGACATCAAAGACTTACCTAATAACTACAACGTAGGAGATAAGGTAAGACTAACATTTGTAGATAGACTTCTTAAGTCAGAGAAATGCTCTAAATACTTTAAGAAGGTAATGACTATGGATGATTACTTCTATATCTCAGAAATCCTAGTTACAACTACTTATGATGGATTCACAAGCTTTAAACTGACAGTAGAGAAGTATCTATACAATGACAAGGAGGTATAAATGCAGACAGAAGCACAGAAGCTTTTAAATGCTGTCAATTCATCTACAGAGAGATGGAAAAGACAAGGATTTCAAAGAAGATTCTCAGTAACTGACTTGCATGGTATTGAGTACCAATCAGTAATGACAAGTAATGTTCCTGCTCAGTTTTATACTTCTATATCTTATGACTTTGATAAGTTTGCTCACTGGTGGTTTAAAATCATTGTTAGACCTTATGGAGTAAAGACAGGACTTAAAGAAGGTGGTTCTACTAAAGGCTCAGCCTTTGGTGGAGATAAGAAATACACTGGTGGTGATATTACTTATGGTGGTAATACACTTCCTGCAAGCTTAGTACAAACTATCCTTGATGGATGTGCTAAGTATAATCTACTTCCTTCAGGTGTCATTGTTCAGCTTTATATTGAATCTAACTGGGGTAATTCAGCAGTAGCTAAAGCAGATAATAACTGGGGCGGTATTACTGGTACAGCAGGTACAAGACCTTCAGGAGTTGTAGTTACTACAGGTAGTCCTAGACCATCAGCTGAAGGTGGTACATATATGCACTTCGCTTCTGTAGATGACTTCCTAATTGACTACATGTACCTACTTGCTGAACAAACTGCAGGTAACAACCAAAAGATGTATAATGTCCAAGGTAAAACTACATTTGATGAGTTTATGAAAGGACTCTTTCAAATTGGTGGAGCTTTGTTTGACTATGCTGCCGCAGGGTACGCTTCTTACTACTCTTTAGCAAATGATGTAAGGTCAGGTATTAACTCAAACAATGATAATATACTTGATAAGATTGATGCACAGTTACTTCAACCTACAAATGCTTCAGATGGTTCTAATGGTTACTATGACCTTATTGATGGTAATGCCTTTGGTGACATCATTAGAAGCCATTGGGATGGGGCTACAGGAGCATGGCAACCACATGTAGCTAGGGTTAAAAGAGCTATAGCTATTGCTACTAATACTCCTGAAGAACAGTTTATTACATATCCTGGTCACCAACCTGACCAATCACTAGCAGTAGACTTCATGACTAATGATAACTACAGACTAGGTGATACTATTGCAGGGTTTGTAATTGAGAACATGGATGAGTTAAATATTGACTATGTAATATGGGGACAAAAGTTCTTCATGAATGTCAATAATATCTATGGGCCTGCTAGAGTATGGAGCTTAATGCCTGATAGAGGTAATAAGACTCAGAACCATGGAGACCATGTTCACATCTCTTTTAAGCCTACTGATAGCATGAATATGGGTACTGTATTCCATTCATCAGGTGGAGGTGGTCAGTCTGATGGTAACAACAATAGAGGTTCAGGAATGTCTGACTTTGGTGGTATTGTTGGTACTGCTAGTAGTGGTGAACCTAATGGAGCTACAGGAGAGGTACAGACAGCTACAGAGACTATGAAGGTACTTGGTGAGTTAGACTCACTTAAAGGTACTACACTTGGTAATGGTGAGTGTTACGGTCTTGTAGCTTGGTACTCAATGAAACTAGGTGGTGTAGGTCTTGGTGGTGGTGTAACTGGTATTACACACGCTATAGGTGATACACTATCAGCTAGTAACATTGGTGTTGGTTATGATTGGGGAGCAGTAGGATGGAAAGTAGTTCCTACATCTAGGGAAGCTATGAAGGTAGGTGCTATCTTTACTGAAACCAATCAATACAGTCCTTATGGACATACTGGTGTTATTAAGGCTATCAATGGTGACACAGTAACTACACTAGAGCAGAATGTATCAGGTCAGAGGTTTGTAGTTGAGAGACAAAGAACTATGGATGATATGCTCAGTGGTGGTAGACATCTTATCTATCCTCCTGAAGTAGCAGGTGGTAAGAGTATTGGTAATACTGATGGCTCTCTTACTAGGAACTATGTAGCTAAGTTTGCAGGAGACATCAAGGTTAAGATTGATGGTATTGACTTTACACCTATGTTTAAAGCTCAATATGATGGTAAATGGATTGATAAATACTCAGTATTCCCAGATGATAAACCTAACCATGGTTATGATGTGATGTTGGGAGCTACAGCACTGACTGAAGAACAACAAAAGAAAATCTTTAGAAGTGGTGAGCATCTAGTAGAAATTACAGGTTCAATGCAAGCAGATGTAATCTTAAGAACTTATCTTAAGTACAACCACTTAAATTAGGAGTTACAATGAATTACACCAATATCCTTAGAAAGAAGTCACTTAAGCTATCTGTAGTTAATAGACGGATAGACTTACTAGATAAACACTTACTTAATCATCCTGAAGACTACCAAGCAGTCATCTGTATCCTATATCTTAGGTCAGAAGCTCTTAGAAGAACTAGGGAGATTAAACAACTTAGTTACTTAGCTAAAGTAGAACTATATAAATAAAGGAGGTACACAATATGTGTGCAAACTGTGGATGTAATAGCTGTAATGAGTGCAATGAATGTTCAGGACAATACAGCTCTAACTGTAAACCTATTCTTGATGTAAACTGTCTTCCTACTCTAGGTAGAACATCAAGACATTACTTGTATCGTACACCAGACTCTAAGTTGTGGTATGCAAATGCTAACTGTACTGCTTGGCTTGAATTGACTAGAGATGAAGCTACAGAAACTAATAAGCTTAATGTACTACTAGACTTGACTAATAGAGTCATTGAAGTAGAGAAAGCTATTAAAGCTAAGAATGATGAAAAACCTACTGAAAAAGATAACACCCTCTCAGAAGCCATAGAAGCCCTTAAAAAGGAGCTTAAAGACAAGGCTAGTGTAACAGGACTAGAGGATGTAAACAAAGCAGTAGAGAAGCTCTCAGATGCCTTAAACGCTAAAGAGGACAAAGACACTATCTATGATGACACTGAAGTTAAGAAAGCTATTGATGAACTAAAAGACACTGTAGCTAAGCTTGAAACTAAAGAAGACAAAGATACTGTATTTGACCCTTCAGGATTGGAAGCTAGACTTATTTCTGTAGAAACTAGACTTACTACTTTGGAATCTACAGTGGAAACACTTAGAGTAGCTAAAGAAACTTTAGAAGCTAGGGTAGAGTACCTTGAAGTACAAAGTAGACGTGATAATGACCACTTGTAAGGGAGATAATTAATGGCTATTAAAATTAAAAGAGAAGAGAAAGAAAATGGTCTTCCTCTTATCAAAGTAACTGACAATAGACCTTATCTTAATTGGACTTATGAAGGTAATTTAGAATCAGATGATATGGTTAAGGAAGTTCTAAACCTACAGAACACTCCTTCATACAATGAAACTATTGCCTCAGTTCTTCTATATGCTCCTTACCTTTATGGTACTCAGTGGGCTAGTCTAATTAACTTATTCAATAAACCTATTGTAGGTCTTACTTATGGTGTAGGTGCTATGTTTAAACTAGAAAACCCTGACTATAAAGATACACAAGGTGAGACTAAGTATGGTCTAGTAACTGTCAACAAACCATTGACTATTCAAAAAGATGTTTCATGGGAATCACTTAAAGATTTTAATGACAATGGTATTGTCTCTATGATTAACTATAGTGACATTGAACGTAAATAGGAGGTATTAAATGGGTGACTGTATTTCATGGTGTAACCCTGTATTTAAGAGGGTAGAAGCATTGCCTGACCTAGACTATGCAACTAGAAACCATGCCTATATTATGCCTGACAATAAAGCCTATATCCTTAATGAAAATGGTGATGGCTTTACTGAATTAACATCTACAGCAACTACAGGAGGTACATCTTATGATGATAAGCCTCTTGTAGCTAGGGTAGAAAAACTAGAAGCTAAAGAAGATAAAGATAAACAAACACTGACTCTAAACGGTACTACACTAAGTATTTCAAATGGTAACTCAGTAGAGCTTCCTAAAGGAACTACTTACAAAGCAGGTAATGGTATTACTATTACTGAAGATGGTACTATTAACAACTCTGTAGTTGATACAAACACTAAGTATAGACTTATTGCTACTTCAAATAACATTGGTGATAAACTAAAAACTCTAACACAGTTAGGTGTGAAAGAGTTTAACAGTCTATTGTCTACTAATGCTATTCAAGTTACTTTACCTACACCTAAGTATACTTTTGGTGATAAGGAGTTGTATATTCAATTCCCTAAAATTTCTACTAAAATGTATAAAGGACAAGGTAGTAATGAACAAACAAGAGAGTTTGTTATGACTTACTTCACTATTCCAATTAATCAAGCTGAAGTTCTTGGTATTGCTAGAGTAGGTAGATACACATTCCCTGAAGCGTTTGGTAATATTCATGTTATGTATGACTTAAGTACAAATGGTGTTCTTAACTTATCATTCTACTTTGAGTTCTACAAGTTTGACTTAGATAACAATAGAATTATTACTGAAGAACCTACACTAACTGTTCCTGCTTCTTTGGATAACTTAACTACAGGTCTCATGTTTGGTGCTAACTTCCAAGATGAGTACACTATTGAAGTAACTCTAGAAGAGCCTAAAGTAGCCCTTGCTGAGCTTGTCTATAGTCTGAAGGAGGTAACTGAATAATGCACAACTATGGTATTTTAAAAAGAGAAGGTATCTCTATTGATAACTCTGTAATCAAAGGTAATGGTTCAAACCCATATGATAAGGAGTTTATAAACTCTGTAGCTAAGTATGCTAAAGGAGTTACCATCCCTTATACTGGTTTTAATACGTTTGTCAGTGGTATTGATTATACTATTCAAAAAAATAAATTTGTTCCAACACAAATTTTTGGTAGAGAGCCCAGAGTGTTGTTGTCAGCAAACACAACTAATAGTTTCCTTCCAAGGTATAGTGTAAGTAAAGTAAGTTTTAATACTAAAATCAAAACTTATGACACAGCTATTGGTGAAGAGCTTTGTATCATTCATGAGGATTTTCTAAATATCCAACAATATGGTGATATAACTGTCACAAGAACTATGAGCTTAGATGATAATATGATGGCTACTTATGTTATCCTTAAAAAAGATAACCAGACTATCACTTTAAGTGAATCACTGTAAAGGAGGTACTAAATGGCTTGTACTGGATGCAATGATTGTGAATGTATTGAAGCTAAAAATAAAAAAGACATTGAAGACAAGCTAAGAGTCCTTCATGACTTGGTATGTGTTATTGCTAACGCTAATTGTATTGACCTTCCTAGAATCCTCTCTAAAGGGTTCTACATGCTATGGTGTATCTTAAGAGACATTCTTAGGATGCAACAAGAATTAGACCTTACAGTGTTTAAGAAGCGTGATGAAGAGCTCTGTAGAAAGATTTCAGACTTAGCAGTAGAGGTAGAAAAACAACTTACTGCTAACAAAGAAAACTCTAGGATTCTTAATGAATATAACACTAAACTAGCTCTATACAATGAAGCTATGGAGACTTACAATAGGAACTACAAGCTCTATCAAGATGGTCTAGCAAGCTTTAATAAAGCTAACAAAGACTATGAAGATGCTGTAGCTCAGTACGAAAAAGACAAAGCTAACTATGATAAGCTAAGAAGTGATTATACTACAGCTCTTGCTAAATATAACACTGACTTAGAAGCTTATAGAAAAGTAATGGCTGAGTATGCTAAAGCTGTAGAGAAGTATAACAAAGATATGGCATCATATAACGCTTCTAACAGCGACTATGCACGTCTTAAAGCTGAGTATGATAGAAAGCTTAAGGAATACAATGACAAGCTTAGAGAGGCTGAGAAGGCTGAATCTGACTATCAGACAGCTATTGCTGAATACAACAAAGCTATTAAGCAATGGGAGGCATCTCTTGTAGGTAATATTGGTTATACTTTTGAGTTCTCAGAGCTAGACAATACTGGTGCTGACTTACCTGATGAGTATACTTTTGATAAGAATACTGGTAACTTTACTATTAAGTCACCTATCAATGATGGTACTGAAAATATTGGTTATTGGGTTCTAAGAGGTAAAGTTGGTTTTAATGCTACATACAGTGGTATTACTGGTGGTGTTAATATTAAAGCTAACAGTGTTACCATTCAAGAGGTTAGCTATGATAAGGTATCTCCTAAAGTAGCTTTCTCAGACTTTAGTATTACATACAAGAAACCTAATGGAGCTGTTATCTGGTCTAAATCATATAGAGGACAATCAGCATTTACACAAGCCTTAGATGTTACTTATCCTCTATCACATGATATTAATATCAGTCAAGGGCAGTCTCAAAACATTGATTTCTTGTTATATGATGACTTGTGGGTTGAAGGTTCACACAATAAAGTATCACTTAAGATTACTGCTCCTACCATTTCTATGGAAGGTAGACCTAAAGAACCTACTAAGAGAACTGTAGTTGTACCTGAAAGACCTACAGAACCTGTAGCTCCTAATGGTAATAAACCTGTAGAACCAACTAGACCTACTCAGACTGAACCTGTTAGACCAAGTGAGCTTACAGTAACAGAACCTATTAGACCTACACAACCTACAGGAACTAAGCCTACAGAGCCTATTAAGCCTACTAGACCTGAAGAACCACAACTCTTTGAGGTTAAGGCTATTAGTGTTACATGTGGAGACTTAACTCCTGTACCTAAAGAATTAACAGGAGGGAAATAATGTCTTGTCTAGGACAATGTGGAGACTGTCAATGTGAAAAGATTGATGTCTGTGTAGAAGTAGAACAAAGACAAGATGTAATGGAAAAGAAGCTTAAGGTCTTAAAAGACTATGCTTGTTTACTAGCAAATACATCTTGTGTAGGACTACCTAAGAGACTTGCTCAGTATGCTTATTTTCTATGGTGTTTCCTAAGAGACTTACTAATTATGGTAGTTAACTTAGACAAACGTGTAGACAATCTATGTGCTGTAGCTAACTGTCATGAAAAGAAACTAAATGCACTTGTAGACTTCCTAATTGGTAAGCTTAGTGACAAAGTAGAACTATCTATGAAGTCTAACACTACTGTAGTTGAAACAGGTGGAGGACAAACGTATAGTGTAGTTAAAACTGATACTAATGGTAACTTTACAATTGTGTGGAACATGGTAGATACTGGTGAAGTTGGTGTTGGTAATGTTTATGGTAAAGTAATTCACAGCTACACACCTAACAAAGATGGTTCTATCCATGCTAAGATTACTGGTATTAAGGTTGATAGAATTAAGTATGTCAATAAAGCACCTACTACTCATCACAATGGTAGATTCACTATCTATGACATTAATGATAATGTTATCTATCAAAAAGCTTATGACCCTGGTCAGTCTTTTGAACAAGACATCAACAGAACTCTTGATTACAATAGAGAGTTTGACTTGAAGCCTGAAGGTGGTTCATCTGATGTTCTTAAGATGTTATCTACACTAGATGAGTGGGTATATGCACCTACTAGAAGTAGTATTACAGCTCAGTATATTAACCACAACCCTAACATAGGTCTTCCTACTGACCCTTGTAATGTACTTTGTGGAGCTTGTGATTGGTCTGATGAAAAGATTGCTGAACGCAAGCAAAAGGAAGAAGAAGAGAAAAAGAAAAAAGAAGAGGACACTAAACCTAAAGAAGAAGGTAAGTAGAATTGAATATATCATTTGATATTTTAATGACTACTGTAGGGGGAGCAGTATCAACACTATCTACATGTGTAGGTATTTATTTGACAATTAAGAAAAGCATCAAAGAAAGTAGAGAAGAAAGAGTACAAATAATTGCTCATCAGAATCAATTAAATGAAACTCTTACTAAACTTACTAATGATGTCAGAGACTTAATTATTGAGAACGAGTCTCAACAGAAGCAATTAGAAGCTACTGAGAGCTTCTCTAAGAGCCACTTTAGGATTGGCTTATATAATGCACTGGTCAAAGCTTTAGAGCGTGGCTACACCTTTGTAGATGAAGCTACAGAGATGGCTAAAATGTATACTATTTATCAGAATAATGGTGGTAATGGTGAAATTAAAATGCTCTATAGCAAGTATGACAAACTAGAAATTAGAGAGGAAAGATACAATGATTTTTAACAACAAAACTTATGACATTCTTAAGTTTGTAGCAATTACATTTATCCCTGCTTTAGCTACCTTTGTAGGTACTGTAGGTATTGCTGTAGGTTATCCTGAAACTACAGGTATTATTGTTACTGTGTTGACTGCTTTAGGTTCATTCATTGGTGCTTTGGTAGGTCTATCATCAGCTAGCTACAATAAGGGAGTTAAGTAATGAGTTATCAAGACTTTAAAAATACTCACCTAGGTAATGGCTATGACATTGATGGTTGGTTCGGAGACCAATGTTGGGATGGTTTTGCAGAATACTGTAACTACTTAGGTGTTCCTGTTATCAACTGTACTGACAGTGGATATGCACAAGACCTGTGGACTCAAAGACATAGTAATGGTATCCTAAACTACTTTGATGAAGTAGAAGTAATGCAAGCAGGAGATGTAGCTATCTTTGATGTTACACCTTCTACACCTTACTCTCATGTAGCTATCTTTGATAGTGATGCAGGTAATGGATATGGTTACTTCTTAGGACAAAACCAAGGAGGAGAACAAAGAAACCCTAATGGTGGTGGAGTATTCAATGTTGTAGCTCTACCTTACTCAGCTACATTTGCTACTGCCTTTAGACCTAAATCAGCTAACAATACTGCAGTAATTACTAACAACTCAGAACCATCTTCTGTAGTTAGTGGTATGAAGAAAGATGATTACTTCATTGATGTATCAGCTTATCAACCTGCAGACTTAACAGATATCTGTAATGCTAGTGGTACTAGAAATACTATTATTAAGGTATCTGAAGGTATTGGATGGTTAAGTCCTGTAGCTACTCAACAAACTAATACAAGTAATTGTGTAGGGTATTACCACTTTGCTAGGTTTGGTGGAGATGTAGGTTTAGCACAAGTAGAAGCTGACTTCTTTATTAACAACCTACCAAGTAAACCTAGATACCTAGTATGTGACTATGAAGATAGTGCTAGTGGTAATGCACAAGCTAACACAGATGCTGTAATTGCCTTTATGGATAAGTGTAAACAAGCAGGCTTTGAGCCTATTTACTATAGCTACAAGCCTTATACACTAGCAAATGTCTATATTGACCAAGTTACTGCTAAATACCCTAATAGTCTATGGATTGCAGGATATCCTAACTATGAGGTAACTCCTGAACCTTATTGGGGTGTATATCCTAGTATGGAACATATGAGATGGTGGCAGTTTACATCTACAGGTATTGCAGGTGGACTAGATAAAAACATTGTATTGATTGATGATGAAGTAACATCATCTAGTATTGAAGAAGAGGATGAAGATATGAACTTTGTAGTAAGAAATCAAACTGGTGATAGTGGTTATGTAGCTGTAGTTAATGGCAGAGTGTTTGGTATTGGTGATATGGAAACTGTATTCCAACTTCAAAATGCAGGAGCTAAACACCTTAATCTTCCTGATGCTGACTTTGGTAGATTCATTGATAGTCAATCAAGAGATGCACAAGAGATTAAACAAGCTATTGCTGATGCAAATGCTAAAGTGGTAGAAGCTATTGAAAAGATTAAAGCTACATCAGTACAAGATGCTCTTGGTAAAGTTACTATTAAAGGTAACTTGGAAGTATCAAACGAGGGATAAGTATGAAGAAACTAACTGCTATTGTAAGTCTTTTAATTGCCCTTGGTGTAGCTACTGTAGCTCATGCAAGTGTAACAAGTAACTATAACCCTGATACTAGGTATAATAGATATGGTTATAACAGTAACAGTAATGATGGTAGAGTTATTAACCGTTCTACAAGTGGTGCTTTCCTTACTCCTTATGACAACTACAGAGTCTATAACTTTGTTAGTGAGACTAAAAATAGTGATGGTACTGTAACTAGACTATGGCAACCTAAGAAAGAAGTAGCAGTTATTACTAACTACAACTCTTTCTCTTATGACAATGATGGTGCTAAAGTCTATAACTTTGATGAATATGGTAATCAACTACCTGAAGAATCAACAGACTTTAAGTCACTAGAATTTCTAGGTGAGTTTAGTATTAACAGTTGGACTGCTTACAGATTCTGGAAATAGTGGTATAATAGGCTTATAGCCACACCACTATAAAATTAAAAGGAGTAAATCACCTCCCCAACTAGGTCAAATGGGTTACAATGACTTAGTGGCTATATAAGGCTCTTAGAAGACGTTCTAAGGGTCTTTTCTTATACCCTAGTATATTTACCCTAGGAAGCTAATAGAATTGATTGTGAGGCAAATTAGGGCACAATAAAAGGCTATAGAGATTAATCTATAGCCAGTGAAATTTTCCACAATCTACATGTGAGTTTGAAAAGCGTTGTTATTTGTTAAGTGATAATTGTTCTTTGTTTTCAAGTATTATTTTAGTTTTTATTGTTGTTCAAGCACTAAAAACTATAGTGTAATTTATTCTAGTTTTCTTCTAGTGACTTGATACGTTCAAGTCTTTTTTCTGTAGCTTTGGCAATTAAACCAAGCACATAAGATAGTGTAACAATGGCAATCCATAGAATACCAATGACAGCACTAATGAAATAAAATAGGTCTTTTAAATCCATCATCCACCCCCTTCCAATGTTTCCAATACATATCTACCCATAAGGATAGCATCAGCTTCATCATCATTAATACCATGTCCAATTAGGAACATAGTCTCAGCTACAGAAATAGATGTTTGCTTTTGTTCATCCCTTGTAGCTTTCCCTTTACCTAGTCCGAAGTGTTTCTTCCAGGTGTTAGGGAATACTTGGATAAGGTTAGCTTTAGGTAATTGACCTAGCAATATACCTTGTGCTAGACACAGTTTCTTGACTGTCTTAATGTTCTTTAAGAAGAAAGTATCTTCAATAACTACAATATCAATACTATAATCTTTATCTAGTTCAGTTACTTTATCAGCCATCTTTCTTACTCTAGTTAACCAGTCCTTACCTGTAGGTTTAATAAAACCATACTGAGTAAGTTTATCACCTACATATAAGGCATAACCAGTGCTTGTAGTTGATACATCAAGAGCTAAGACTGTTTGTTCTTGTGTTTCCATTTAGTACCTCCTCCTTTAGCCCTTAGATACCTTCTGTAAGGCTGTGTAATGCCTATATTAAGCTTCTCAGCTAGTTTATAGGCTAAATGGTTCTCAGCTATTATTTCATACAAATCAGCTTGTCTTTGTCTTATCTGTCTTAACCTATTTGTATAAAACCTTTGCTGAGATGAACCATTTCTATACTCCTTCTTAAGCTTTTTGATTTTGTTGTATTCCTTTTCTAAAGCTATATACTTCTCCATAGCTTTGTAAGCTTCAGGAGACTTATCAACCTTACTTGTACCTCTAACTCTAGGTAGCTTATCCTTAGAGCCTTTAGGTCTTCCTGTAGATTTAAGAATTGGTATATACCACTACTACAACACTGTCTTTACCACTCCCAAAAGCAGAAATTTGTTTGACAGTTTTGTTATTGTTTTTAATTAGGTACTGATTAATTTTAAATTCAACATCTAACAAGCTACCTTGATAGAATTGAACAGTATCTTTAGGGAACATACTTACAATATCTTCTTCATTGAACCATTTATTAGTTCCTTCAATATTGACAGCATAAGCTCCTTTACCAATGTTAGTAACTACACCTTTTTTACCTTCTGCAATTACTAACTGTCCTAGACTAAAAGTCAATATTACCACCCCCACAATTAAGTTTATAAGGTAAATACTTAGATTCAACTACAGCATCGCCATAATCTTTAGATTTATGAATAGCTTCTTCAAGAATCTGTAGTTTAGTTTCTTGGTAGTCAGCTAAGTGAATTAGATAAGATTCAATACACTGTGGTTTCTCTCCAAAGTCTCCATGATGTTGACCAATAATAGCCATCAATCGAAGGTAAGTACCCATTGAATACTTAGTAAGGATGTCAGCTTCTAGTTTAGTAAGAAGATGAATACCAAACAGTGTATGAGGTACAAATGAGTTCTCATGTCTCATACCATTCAAGTATTCAAATGTCTTACCAAAATCATGAATGATACAACCAATGATGAGAGCAGGCATGTCAACACCATTTCTGATGTTATTGTAGAATACATCAGTACTATCACCACCAAACATAAAGCTACATAGTTGAGAGAATACCTTAACTGTATGAGCAGGTAAACCTCCTTCATAAGCATCATGGACACTGACAGCACAGTAACCTTCTAAGAAGCCCGGTGTAGCTTTATTGATTAATTCTACAGCATCATAGATATAGCTAACTACAGGGCTTGTAAAGTCTCCTGTTACTTGTGTAAACACATTCTCTAATGCGTTTGCAAATTCAACATAATCATTGTACTTAATCTTACTCATTTTCTTCCACCTTAACTGTTAGCTTGAATCCTTTAGCAACATCACCTGTAATACTATCTACACAATCTGTAGTTGCAAACAAGTCTGACAAGATTACATTAGTGAATAAGTCATGAGTCTTAAATAGCTTATGAACAGCCTGAGATAAAATAAGGATATTACCATCTTCTTCTTGTTCATTTTGTAATTGTGCTTCAAGTACAAAACCCATGAATGAAGTTGAGAAGTTAGTAAGTGGATGATGTAGTTTAACAACTGTATTTCCATCACTATTTTTAACAGTAATTGTTTGAGGTTCACACTCAATATACTTTTCCATAAGAATATTATCAATTACTGTAATAAGCATCTTACCATTATCGACAACATATTCTTCAGGTTTAATATCATCATCACCTACAAGAAGGTTATTAAGATTCTTGTAGTTACCTACAGAGATTGGTTGTTCACTGTGAATTTTCTTGTCATTTTTGTATAGGTTGATAGTGTAAATATAGTTCATTTTATAATTCCTTTTCTGTTAATCATGTTTACCCCAAGCCGAACCAATTTCAATATCAGCTACAAGAGGTACTGTAATTTCAATATCACAGATTTCAAGGACACTTGGATTTTCCATGTGTTCTTTTACTTTCTTAGCATATTCTTCAGCAACATCTTCATCTGCTTCAACTAGAATGGCATCATGTACTGAACCAATAATCTTATATTTAGATTTGTCTAGTGATTCATCTTCTAGAATATCTGCTAAAGCACTAATAACTAAGTCACTTGCAAATCCTTGGACAGGTGTATTAATAGCTTGTCTTTCAGCTTCACTAACATCTTTCCAATTTCTGTTCTTAAGGTTAGGTAAGAATCTCTTACGTCCAATAGGACTATAAGTATATCCATACTTCTTAGCATATTCTACAAATTTCTTGTGCATATCCAGTAGTTTTGGATATGAGTCAAAGAAATCATCACGGATGTCTTCAGCTTCTTCTAAAGATATATTCATACCATATCCTTTAGCATACTCTTGATAAGTCTTAGCTGACATACCATATAGTAGACCAAAGTTTGCTGATTTTGCTTCAGTACGCCATCTCTTAGCTTCCTGGTCGTTCTTAGGTTTCTTACCACCTTTAATTAATTCCATTGTTTTTTGATGCAAGTCACTACCTGATTGATAAGCATGTATCATGTTTTCATCTTCAGAAAAGATACTAGCTACACGCAATTCAGCTTGTGACATATCAACTTCAATGAATTTTCTGCCTTTAGGACATGTAATTACATTCCTAAGTGATGACTCCTGAGGCACATTTTGGATGTTAGGATTCTTACAAGTAGTCCTTCCAGTATCAGCAGTAATGTTAAAGCTTGGATGTAGCTTACCATCATATTGTGATAACTCTTCCCACAGATTCACAAATTGTAACTGTTTAGTAAGCTTATTATATCTAAGCAATACATCAAGTATTTCATGTTTACCTTCTTTAGACCACTCTTCTAATTGTGATTGGTCTACTTTAGGTTGACCACCTTCAGTCATGTGTTTAGTCTCCCAACCTAACACATCACAAAATAGTTTTACTTTTTGTTTAGAGGAATTAAAGTTGTCTACTTCAGCTTCTTTGACAATGTCAAATGAATATAGCTCTTTTTCAACTTCCTTTAACTCTTTTTCTATTGTAGCTCTGGTCTCTCCCAATAAACCAAAGTCAATAGTAACCCCTTCTTTTTCTACCTCAATATAGGCATTATAAGCTCTAAGCTCATGTCTATAAACCTTAAGTAGTTTATAGGCTTTAACTTTAGGATATAAGTAGTTATAAAGTCTGAATCCATATATAGTATCTCCCATACCATACTTAATAAGAGTCATTCTTCTTTCTTCTAAGACACGTTCAGACACTTTAGTATAGTAATCAAGTACCTTATCATAATCAGTACCATCATCAACAAACTTAATAAGCATCTGTGGTTTATCTAAGAATAAACTACCATCCAAGTCTTCATATAGAGCTTCAATCATTTTGTTATATGGTGTAAGTTTCTTAAGCTCAGTATTTTCTAAAGCCCACTCTTTAAGTTGTTTCTTAACACTAGCTACAGTTACCTTTTTATTAGACTTCTTAGTTTCCTTATCAATATCATAGTCAATACCAAAGTATTTCTTAACAAGGTACTTAAGTTTAAGTTTAGGTTCTGTAAGCATGTGGGCAAGAATCTGAGTATCTCCAAACAATTTAAGCTCTAGTCCACACTTCCTAAAGAAGAATAGACTATCAAACTTACCACCATGAGTAATAATTTTAAACTGATTCAAGAATTTAGAAATAGCTTCTAACTCTTCATAGTTACCATCAACCCAAAGTACATAAGTGTTTTCACTTTCATCTGTAATTTGAATTGATTTAATTTTATCAGCTATATTATTCAGTCCTGTAGTTTCAATATCAATATAGATTTTCTTAGTATTACTAAGGTCAATCGTTGTACCGTTCTCAAAACGCTCTAATTCGCCTTCTGATGGCTTGTAAAACGTTTCTAGGGTTGTTGTATAGGTAGGATGTTTAACACGCTTAGAACGCTTCTCAGAGCTTCTGAGAGCCTTCTGCTTTTTTGGCTTTGTTTCTTCCTCCACAACTTCAACTACAGACTCTTTCTTTTTAGCTTTCTTAGCTTTTTTCTTTTTCAATCTCTCTTTACGAGTATTAATAGGCTTATCAGGTTTATCTTCAGTAAATTCATTACCAAAATCATCATCAAGGTTTAGAGTCATTTTAAGGTTATCATCAATTCTGATAGTACCTTCAGAGCCAATATGATTACGGAAACGGTTAAACATCTTAACCTTCCTTACTACAGTTCTTCTAGGTGGTTGTAGCATAATTAAAGACTCATACCATCCCTCAAAGAATCCTGAACCATTAATATCACTTGTAGATAATTCTGATGAACCATCTGTTTTTCTTGTGTGATGGACAAGAATAATACTACAACCAGTTTCTTTCCTAAGCTCTGTAAGAGTCCTTAGTTTAGGTGTAACATCTACTTGATGGTTCATATTACCACTACCAAACAAGAGGTATAGAGGGTCAATAACAAGCATCTTGATATTATTTTCAATGATAGTGCGTTTAAGAACTTCAATATTATCAAGGTTAATGCTTGACTGAACATAGTAGATTGGCAAGTCTGTAGTTCCTGCAATGTTTAACAATCTAGATTTTTCTGCAACTAGACTATTCTCACCCTGCAAAATAAGTACACCACCTTGAATAACCTTACGACCATCAAATGGTTTACCACTAGCTACAGCTACAGCCATGTTAGTAATTAGAGTTGACTTGTAGCTCTTAGGAGGTGCTACAATTAACCCTACTGAGTCATATTCCCAAAGACCTTCAATGAGCCATTCTTCACCATGCTCACCCTCTTTAACATCATTGATACCAATGATATGTACTTCATCTTCAGAAATATTAATTGAACTACTAAGTTTCTTTCTACGTTTAGTCTTTGACTTAATTCTTAATAGAACCTTATCAATTTCATCCCTATCCCATTTGTCTTGGTCTGTAGACATAACTACAAACTTAACTTCAGAAGACTTAGCACCTTGCTCATATAAAGCTTTAGCAATTGCATATACATAAGCACTACGGTCAGTAATTTCTCTATCTACTAGAGGTTTGACTTCATACTTCTTATAAAGCTCTTCAAGGTCATAGTCCTTATTAGGAATCTTTTTCTTTTTGACCTTTTTCTTTTTAGTACCTTTTTTGTATTTATCATATTCAAGAATTTCAAAAATATCTTGTCTACGATAAACAGTACCTTCACCTTTAGGTTCTGATACTTCTTGTGGTGTAGCATACTTATGGTTAATTGTAGTTGGAATCCTATACAAGTGAACAATATCACTAGCAGAATCAAACTTAAATTTTTTAACCATAGCATGAGCTAACACCTCATAGTCTTTAGGTGCAATGACTTTATCACTTATCCAAAGACCTTGGTACTTATTAGGGCTAGTTTCCCAATAATAGCTAGGTTTAAATTCTTCAGGAATATCAGCACCATCAATATCAGCTACAAGGAATCTAGTAGGTTTAGCATTCTCTAGTAGTCTATCATCTCCATCAATAGGAGCATAGCACATGAATACATTGTAATCATCCTTGTATTCTGTGATAAACTCATCAATTTCATCAAGAGTAATAGTACCACTGTTAAACTGCCCACTTGATGCCAAGAGACCTACATGGATTTCATCATCCTTACCAAAGTTTAGAGATAGTACATCCTTAAATTTTTTATCTAATGGCATCCTAACACCTCTATCCTTCCTTAACTATTAAGCTTTCAATAAAGTCATTTGTAGCTTCTTCTTTAGTACAGTCTACAACAGAATGTTCAGCTACATACCAACAATGATTTTTTAGAAAATCTAAGTTACCAAACAATGAAGAACCACCATGTAAACTAAGTTTTTCATCCTTACAAATAAAGACACTATCATGATAACCTACAGACACAAAAATACCATACAAGTATTTATCAGAACCTCCAAAAGCATATTTACAATATTTAGCTTTATGCTTCTTACCATTAATTTCTACAGTAAGTTGGTACTCATCCTTAAAATCAGTTGAACCAAAGCCACCAATGCGTTCTGTAGTTACAATATCATCACCAATATTTACACTGTGGAAGATACCTTGAGCAATAGCTTCACCTTTTTCAATAGTAATTTCTTCATAACCAATATTAAGTAAAGCAATTTTAATAGTGTTACCTGTAGCAAAGTAATCAGAATCAATTACACCTACACCAAGAGGGTTAATAAGTCTTTTTGTAGCAAAGCTAGAGCGACCATAAATCCCTAACCATAAATCATTAGAGAAATCACAAGCTACAAGTGAATCAATAATAACTGTTTCTTTTGGTGCAATAGTAATTTTATTTGGTGCTTTAAAGTCATAACCAACAGAGTTTTTTGTAGCACGTTCAGGAAGCAGTCTCTCGTCCTCTGTATGCCATTTAATAGAACTCATTAATATAATCCTCCACTAGACATTTAATCTTGATTACAAGCTGTTTCTGAGCTTCTGGTGACACTACATGTAAACGACTAGCATAATATAGAATTACCATTTGTGTAATATCCATATCTTGATAATCAATTACTTGTGGTACTTCATAAGTAAAATCACTTGGTCTTTCATAAATTTTTCCTAGACTAATTCTTTTACACAAGAACTCAATAGCTTTTTCTAAGTCTTGCATACCACCCTTATACTTATGTCGCCATACATACTTAACGGCTGTAGCTATAAAGTAATCAAGCTCATACTTAACAATAAAATCCCAACACTCTACATTGTTAGCATTATAGCGTTGTGGGTTATGTACTTCAGAATCAGAATTTTTTTCTTCTTCTTTTTCAAGAATAACTACTTTATTACCTTTAGACATGTTAAATAATTTAGAAGTATTAAGTGGTTGATAAACTACATGATATTCTTGAATGTCTACACATTCCAAAGGTTCATTACTATATCCAGGTTCATCTACACGAAAGATGTCTCCTATTTTCAATTCATTTGCCTGCATTTAGAAGCTCCCTTCAATGAGAAATTCTTCTTCAGTAACACCTGCAATTTCAGCAAGTTTTTTGATGGAAGCATCAGAAGCAAGTTTTTTCTGGTTGACATAGTTTTGAATTGTTGTATGACTAACACCTAAAGCTTTAGCAAGTTTTAACTGAGTCCAACCTTGAACATATAAGAGCTTAGAAATATTGTAAGCAATAGCTTGCATTTTTTCTTCTTTACTCTTCGTCATCATCTGCCTCATCATCATCATCTTCAAAATCATCATCTTCATCACCAAGTGGAAGATAATCTTTAATTTCTTTAAATTTAGGATTCCCTTCTTGTGGTGCTACTTCAACATTCAATGATTCACCAATAAGGTCTTCAGAATCAATTTCATCTACAGTAACATCAAAGTCTTCAAAACCAACAGCACGAACCATACTTTGGAACAATTGACCTGATATGTAGTTGTCAAAGAAATTACTTGACATTGTAAGTGACTTACCTACAAAGGTTACTTGTGTAGCAGGTTTCTTGTCTTTACCAAGTTTTACACGTTTGATTTTTGTGATTTTTACTTCGTGGATACCGTCTTTGATACCCTCTGCGTTTTCAAATTTAATTTTCATTGTTATTTATCTCCTTTAGATTTTTTTACTTTTTTTGTTTTAACAGTTTGAGCAGTTGAGTTTTCAGTCACTCCTAAGACTTTATTGATATCATCCCAAGTTGGATTGATGAGTTTATCAGGAACAGAATTTTTTTCTGGTGTTCGTACCTTCAAAGTATAGATATTAGAATCACTAAGTTGGATTCCATAATAAGTAACTTTTTTAGGCTTACCATCAATTTTTTCTTTTTTCTGATATGTACGAGCGTTAGCTACAAGAGAGCATGAAGCTAGTAGATAGTCACGAATAGAACCTTGTAAGTCTGCTGTGATAATTTTAGGAAGGTCTTCATCCTCATCTTCAAGATTAATCTGTTTCTCTTGACAAATGACATAAATATTTTTTCCTGCATTTGCAAAGCGTACAAGTCTATCAATGACTGAAATCATCTCTTCCTTTGCATAACCATATAGTTGTAAGGTCATACGTTTAGCTTTCTTATCGTTCTCAATAAGATAGTCATATAAGAATTGTTGGATTTTAGTTAAATGGTCAATAGCAAAGCTATCATAATTTTTTACCTCATCCAACACTTCCAAGAAATCTTCCCAAGACTCAACTGTAGCTACATCAACTGTCTGACCTGATTCAGCTACATCATTCATAATTGTAGACAAACCATTGTCAGCATCAGCAACTAAAATTTTTCCTGGCATGGAAGAAATTAGTTTGGTCTTACCTTTACCAGGCATACCATAAATGGTAGTAAGATTATGTGGTTTAATCTCACTCAGTTTTTTCAACTTAACCATGTAGTTTACTCCTTTAAAAATTTTTTACCTAAAAGGTAATGACAGCCAAGGGAGTTGAACCCCTGTAGCACATAAGACAAATGAAATGTACGCATGTAACGTTATGAAATAAAGAAAGGTAAAATTAGTTTTAGAACAGTGTTGTGCTTTAACCTTTGCTGTCTTAATAGGGCATAAAGCCCTTTAAATTATTTTTTGAAATTTTTTCTGTAGTGCTTATCAATTAACGCACTACGTTTATTATTTGTAGCTGTATTATTAAATCCTGATAGATTCCATGCTAGGATACATAAGAAAGCTAGGGCTAAACAATATAGTGGGTGGGCTACAATGTAGTTAATAATATCAATCATTTTTTTCTCCTTCTTTGTAGATAATCAAAGCCGAATTATTATAATAAGTTCCTCTAACACCACCATCAGCAACAGCAGAAATATTTGACTGATATTTAATATCAATAACTTCAATACTAGGATTTTCTTCCAAGAAATCATTAATTAAATCATCAATTACTTCAATGGTGTCAAAACTTTGACTAGTTACTAAATATTTAGTTTTAATCATTTTCTACCTCAATTAGTTCTACACCTTCACAAGTAAGCACCCATCCAAAGCCATTTTTTCCAAGAAACTCTTTAGTAAATTTTGTCTTATAGAATGGTGTCTCTTGTAATGTACTCAATGTAAAAACACATTCATCTTGTTTGTAATTAAGATAACTATAAGAATCATCCATATTTTTAAATTTAACAATAAAATTTTTCTCTTTCGTCTTGTACCCATTTAACCAAGCAAGAGCGACTTTTTCTTGGTTTTTTTCATTTCCCAAGTAGTCATTCATAAATTTTTTTATCCTGACTTCACCGATAACTACGTTTAAAACACCTTTCAAAGTGTAGTTTTTTTCTTTCATAAAATCTAAATATTCAACTACTTCTTCAGGTAACAAAACTAAATTTTTTTCTTCCATGATATTGTCTCCTTATTGTTTTATCTTAATACCCTTTTATTGTATCACTAAGAGTTGCAAAATGCAACCCTAAAATGTAAAATTTTTCAAATTCCTTTAAAAAGTGTTGTAATGCCTATATGTAAGGCTTCAGCAATATTTTTTATTTTTACTAAAGTAGGATTGATTCCTTGACTTTTTAAATTTGAAATATGATTAGGTGACTTACCTAACTTAAGAGATAATTTAGTAACTGTAGTTCCTCTACGATTACACATATCTACCACATTATCCCAAAATTTTTTTACTGCTTCTTCATCATCTAAATACTCTTTTTTCAATCAAAATACTCCCATTATATAAAGTGCTAACAAACTAATAGCTACAAATAAGCCTGCCCAAGAAAACCAATTATAAAAACTTTTTTCATCATCAACAAAAAATGTTGAAAAGCCTAGTATAATCAACATAGGAATTATTTTATCTTTCATTATTCATCCTCTTCAACTAGAATATAAGTAATAGGGTAGCCGTTAATATCATCAGGTATGAGTTGATACCCTACAACATTGATTTTTCCTCTGCTGTTTTTGGTTAACTCATTAAGTTTATCAACTGCCGAACCCTCTCGACCATCATAAAATTCATGAAATTTTTTCTTATTATCACTCAAACGGTTGTTGGTATATCCAAGCAAATACCCTTCTGTCACCTCAAAATAATCAGCAAATTCCTTTAATTTGTCGGTTCTAATTTGAGCTTCTCCACATTCCCAACGTCGCCACGTTCTTACGTCGACCCCAAAAATTTTAGCTACCATTTTCTGATATAACTTTTTTTCTTTGCGTAACTCTTTCAGCCTATTCATATTATTCTTCTTTCTCAATTCCTTTATAAATCAAAATTTTTTAAAATACATGTATATCAAATACACAAACAAGAATAAACCTAATTCTGAAATCCAGTCAATTAAATCATCTTTATCACTAACTAATGCTAATTCAAGAGCTAGAAATATTAAAGCAAGCATCACATACTTATTAATTATCATCTTCTTCAATACCTGTAATCTTGATTCTATTTTCTTCTTCAAAACCATGCACTAATTCATCCATGAAAGGAGTACCATAATCAGATTTTTTAAAGATAGAATAATCAGGATTGTTAATAATAATTTCAATTGTAGTCAGAAAATCCTCAACAACTTTATTAACAATTTTTTCATTGTAGGTGATTTTAAACTGATGAAAATGATACCCACGACCTACAATTTTTTCTTTTGGATTTATACAGTCGTAAATAAAACCTTGTACATTATAACCAAGAACTTCTTTCATGACATACATATACACGTTACATTGTAGCTCTAATCGTAGATTCTCAAAGCGTGGTTTATTACTGTAGGTCTTATAATCTACAAGCCATATACCACCGTCAGAATCCTCAATTACAGCGTCTATGTACCCTTGAAATTTTTGGTTGGGGATATATTCATCTAAATCCCACTTGATTTCTTTTTCAGTCTCTAGGACTTTACCTCCTTTTGAGACTCCACCATATTCTTCAAGATATTTTTTAGCTACACGGATTCCGTCAGCTACACCCTTTTCAGACAAGCCTTCTTTATTTGCCCATGTATCAATGGACAATAGAATACTGTGTAAAGAAACACCATTACCTATACACTCTAGGATATGGTGTAATGTTGTCCCTCTATCTAAAGCATCTTGCCAAGGACTAGGCTTTGATAGACCTTTTATATAGTGACAGTAAAAATCCCAAGGACTTTCAAGCCACTTGTTAACACGACTAACTGACCAAGTATTACCACATGGAAGCTCATCAGGAATATCAATCACGTTGTCTCTATAGAAATCAAGAGACAAGACCCTTTGTAGCTTGTGGAAATTCTTTGTCTTGCTTGTAAGACCTCTTTGCTTCCACTGATTAATAGCATAGGGACTTACACCAAGAGCCTTGGCAAATACCTTGTTAGTAAGACCATATTTTGTCATATAGTCCTTAACTTGTTTAGATTTGATTGTTTCTAAAGTCATTCTCTATCCTCTCTAATTTCAAGCAAGCTTAAGCAGTCTAAAACAGCAATTTCACGGTTATAAATCGCTTTGGCTTGTGCTAGCTTGTTCTTTTCTTCCTCTTTTAGCTTGTCAAAGTGTTCTGAAAAGAGTTCTCTTGCCTTATCATCATCATCTGCTAATAGGTATAAAAAGCTATTATTTTGTAAAGGACTTTTAAGAACAATTCCAGATTCTTCTTTCTTAAGAATAGACTTAAATCTGTAAGTAAAGTATCTAATACCCTTTTGAGCTACAATCTTGAAAGACTTTTCTCTTTCAATTACATAGATAGGGGTTTTTTCAATAAATCCCCTATTCCTATTAGTCTGATACTCATAGATAATAATAGGGTCTTTATAAACCCTATGTTTTCGCTTGGTTTCAATAATCATTTATAACTCCTTAAATTTAATAGCTAGTATCCTAGCTTATAGCACCTAGACCCCTGACAGTCTAGCGTGAGCCTATCTCAAATGCTCTTAAACCCCTCTAAAAAGGCTTGTAATCGTCTTTAAATACGAGGTAAGGTATTTGCCCCTAGGTCATGTTTAAGGCTCTCAAAAGACTTTTTACGGACAATATGAGACTGCTCCCATTGTCTAGCTGATTCTTCCCAACTAGGACGGTATGGCTGATGAAATACAACCTTGTCATTCTTCTTAAATAAATTTAGCATTTTATCTCTCCTTTAAATTTTGTTAAATCTCTTTACCACAGCTTTTGTTACAGTAATCACTAAACTACAGTCAGCTAGCTCACTATCTGAAATAGGTTTTCTTATTTCTGCTATTTCATGACGAGAACACTGACTGAACACCTCTATATAATAATATAGAGCCATTTTGTTAGTGATAGATACTCTTTTATATTCTGTTTTTAGGTGATAAGACTCACCATTTTTCAATTTAATAATAAAGTTTTCCATTATCAATACCTACAATCAATAGAACCATAGCACCCAACACAATACTTCCAACCATTTATTATCTCCTTATTCATTCATAAACTACAGATATTCTGTAGCTTCAATTATAACCAACTCATCAAAAGTATCAGGAAAGAGCTTTTTATATTCTTTCTCAACTACTTTTACACTAGGGTATTCACCTAATGCAAGTACACCTTTTTCTTTACTCTTAACTACAACCAGAACCATTAGATGATGAAATCCTCTAAAGTCTTCTTTCCAACAAATTGAGCCTTTACGTAGAACTCATCTCTTGACGGTCTGTAGCTAACCATAAAATCTTTTCGCCCACAATAATTAAATAATTGAGCAAGACCATCACGGTCTGACTTTGATTGACCATAAACGTGAGCAATTAAAGGGAATGTACTAAACTGTTCCAAGATAACAATGTTAGTACCCCAATGGTCTAACTCAAAAATATCTTTATCACGGTCATAACGAGCTTTCCACTGTGATTCTAGCTCCCCATAATAGCCTTGACCATAGAACATTCGACCATTCTTGTTAGCATATCCTTCTTTTACAGCTTTATTGATGATTGTTTCAAGTTGTTTACTCATTTTGTTTATCTCCTTTATTTCTTAAGCTTAAATATATTATACAATATATTGTATTACATTGTCAATAGAAAACTTTAGAAAATATCAATTTTTTCCTCTCTCAATAACCCTATTACGTCGATTCGGATATTATGGATTCTTTTAGACATAGACTCATCATCCATATCTGGTTTAAATTTGTCACTAGCCAAAAGACAATCAAGTAAAATATCATCTATTCCTTCCTTGGCTTTGTTACTAATGTCAAATAGACCTTCAATTAATAACATAAACTCCCTGATATTATCAAGGCTAGACACTGACACAGTGCCTTCTTTTAAATCCTTTTCAAATTTAATAGCTTTCTTTGTCAATCTTGTCAAAGTATAGTTTGTTGCTTGCATTTTCATTTATGTTCTCCTTATTAAATACATTCTAACCAAGCTTGAAAGTTGTCTTTCATGCTTACACTATTATCCCAAAAGTCAAAATCATCAATGTATGTAGAGTTTGTCACCATTTGAATAATTTTATTTTTGTAACCTTCTTTAGTTACAAGCTTAATATTAACGTGGTAAATGTTACCTTCCATTTCATTAAAGCTGTCAATTAAAGCACTTGTAACATAATAATCAACTACAATATTTCCTTTTTGTGCATTTTGGATTGTTTCTACAACCCCTTTCATTGTAAATTGTTTCATTTGTAATACCTCTCTTTACCAATCATTTAATCTGTCTTGTCTGTTCAGTGTAACCGTTGTTCCCAAGTTACCAAGGCTTATAAGTTTTAATCAACATTATAGCTTGATTTTGGCTTGTCTCACTAGCTCTATGCCTATTATCACAAATAGGGTAGTCACTAGACTTTTGATAGCTCCGAGGATAGCTTAAATCCTCTATACCCCCTTATCCCTTGCAAGATAAGAGTTAGGCTTTTACCTAAAGGGGTTAATCTTTGAATAGGTCAAGGATATAATCTTGTTATTCTTCCTCATCCTCTTCTTCTTCCTCAATGATTCCAAGATTTTCAAAAAGCCATTCATAATCAAACCAAAGAATATCATTAAGTTGTGTATCAGTGATACCTTCAGGATAGAGTTCTTCCAAAAAAAACTCCAGGTCACTAACCTTGTTAGCTTCTTCAATTTCATCCCAAGTGCTTACTGCACCAGACCAAGGTTTAAATCCATCAATACCAACATTAACAATAAGAGCCATTTTCATTTACCATTGAGAGCCTTAAGCTCTCCCTTTCTTTATCTTATATATACATTATACACCATACTGTATCTTATGTCAACAGTTTTCTGTATAAATTTTAAATTAATTTTATTAGGCTTATTTCAAGCCTTAAGGATAGAGAACCCTTGTAAGTTCTCAGCTAGCTTAATCTAGTTATCCAAAAAATAAATTGGATACTGTTTATCATGCCAATTAAACAGACCATCCTTAATTGTACTATATGGAATGATTAACCCACTCATTATGTTAAGCTCTTTAATAGCTCCCAATAAGAGAATAGCGTCACCATAAGGTTTATAAGCTACCTTAATACCATTGATTGAACATTGTTTCATAATGTTACCTCTTTATTTCTTTATTTGTAAGTCATTAACTAACTCACAAATATATAATACAATATCTTGTATCTAATGTCAACACTTTTTTGAAAAAAGTTTAAAATTTATTTTAAGACCATTTTGGATCCATTTTTTAGTTTTGGTTTTGGGATATGATATTTATAGTAGAAAAGTATAGCTAGGGAATGGCTTCCCCAAAGCCATGACCCCTTGTAGCTTATCAACTCCCAACAAACACACAATACATTATATTAATTATATAAGATACAGTTTAAGCGTATAGACTCGTTTCACTCGTCCATACACTAAACAGTATCTTATTGTCTACATTATTTATTATCATTATATAGTAGAGTATTGTAAGCATATATCAGTATAAGCTCGTATAAGGACGTATAAGCAAGGATAAGGATAAGTAGGTATAAGTATACTAATCATCAATTAGAAACGATTATAGGGGCTTTTAGAGGTGTCTATGAACGTGTAAGGAGTATAAGTTAGTAAGAGTAGGATATAAGAGTGTAAGAATCAATAGGATAGTTTAAATGGTGTATGAGTACCTTAAAAGAGGATTTAAAGGCAGTATAAATGATATAAAACAAGTGCAATGCAAGCACTTCCTAGAGATATAACCATGCAACCCTAACACACAATGAAATGAAGATAACAAAACTATAGAGACAATATACTGTACTATCAATATTAATAGAGTTAATCAACAATACCACTGCTTAAATTGGTATAGTCTGTAACATATCAATGCTCGTAGCTTATCAACTCGAAAGTGTATCAATCCCTTTAATATCAATGGGTTTCACTGATTAGCCCCATCCCTTTATGTTTCTGGAAAATTATGATTTTTCGGAAAGATGTTTGTTGGTAAGCTACAGAATCCCTTAAAATCAATGGTCTGTATATATACTAGGTAGATTTGGACTTTCGAGCTCAGAGCGTTTGGGGCGTACTATATTTCAATAAAATAATTCTGCAACCGTATTACATTCACCTAAAATATTTTTGCAACCACAACCTAATTGCAACCCTATATTATTTTCAAATTTTTACAAGTTGCAACCCTAACTACATGCTGATGTGTGGTATAATAATAACTGTCAATCAATATTACTGTTTAGGAGGAATTACAATGATTGAACTACAAATTGCAGGTCTTAAAACTAACATTGAGACTAAATTGGAAGCTATTAGGTTAAGCAATCCTTTGTATTATCATCAGTTTAAGGGTAACTATAATAAGTTACTGAAGAAGTATAAGAATGATGACTACCTAGAAGATATGTGGGTAGAGTTAGAGGAATTATTAGGAGCTATTGATGATACTTTAAGGGGGGCTGACTAATGGACTATAATGATAAAGTTGAAAAAGAATGGAGACACTTCTTTCCACAGCATAGTAAGTTTAATGGTGTATCTACTAAAGGACATCACTTAGGTTGGGGTAAGTATTTAGGTACTTTAGCTATTATGATTGACTATTTAAAAGCTTATGGTCTTATGGATGAGTATAATAAATACCGTTCTGTAGTTAAGAAGAGATGGGATGAACATGATAGGCTTAGCTACAGAGAAATTAATGCTATGAAGAAAGAGGTATTAAGTTTACTTCCTGTAGATGTGCAAAGGAAGTTTACTATGAAGGATGGAACATTTACTAGATAGGAGGTCATATAAGGTGTCTAATAAGCTTTCTAAGGACGATGTATTGGTTATGGGTAGATATATACCTCTTATGCTAGAAGACTTAAGAGAAGAGAAATCAGAGCGTTATACACAGCTACAGGTTAAGTGGGACTGGTATAATAAACATGGATGTATGGGTTATGACATCACTAATTTATACTTATTGTGTAAGGAACAGTTGAGTGAGGATAAGAAAGTTAAGTATCCATAAAATAATGTTGACTCTGTAGCTTAATTGGTCTATACTAATAGATGTGAACGATTAATGCTGTTGAGTGTTCATAAGGTTTACTCTATATAAATGGATGAGAGAGATGTTAGTGCCATTGACATCTCTTTTTCTTATGGTATAATTAACTTACGGTAGTTAAAGAAAAGTCATTTAAGATTACCTTTCTGTTTTATTATTTATCCCTAAAAGAATCTAGGTATTGACTTAGGTTCTTTTTTGGTGTATTATATAGTCATGAGCTAGAGATAGTTCAAATATAAATAGAAGTGATGGTTTAAACATCAACACTGACATTTTATATCAACTTTAATATCTATTCTTGATAATAAAGTCTCCTTATTATTCATGTAAAAAGTACAGACATCCAACACTGTACTTTTTTTGTAGTTTTATGTTGACTTATTTAGTATGATGGTTTATAATAAGTATATTCATGACATAGAAGAAAGCACATTTGTCTCTTAGTGTGCTTTTTTTGTGTTTTCTATTGCTTTTTATAAATTTATGGTTTATAATTGTAATTACAATTAAATAGAAATTGCACTACAGGTTCAGGGGTTTTGATAAAGCACTAAACGTTTTACCCTCAAGGAAGCTTGGAAAAAACGGTGACTGAGGCTTGTTACTGCTCAGTTTAAGAGATACTGTAACTACGGAGGAATTACCTCAATAGAGAATAAGCTATGATGCCTAAGTAGTAATAGCTACAAAGGGTTAACATGATAGTGAATATCTAAAGAGCTTCTTCCAGCGACTAGGGGCACCTAGTTAAGGGAATTGACCTGATAAAGATACCTCTAAAGGTGTGTCAAAAGCACTCTCCACGTTTAGTGGATATGACAGGTATTGAAATGCTATGTCGTGAACGACTGCAGTGTGAGTAGGCTAAGTATTTATTACTTAGCATGAGCAATATCTCCAACTGAACACAACTATTAATTGTGTTTTAGGAAATTGACCAGTCCTAATTAATCAGCTACGTCGATTGCTCTCAGAAGTAGGTTTGTAAATTTACAGATATCATGCTTGAAGGAGTCTGTAAATCCTATTCTCACACGAAGTAATTACATAATTGCCTTGGGGGGGGGGTTTCCTTGTAAGCATTAGTCAGTAGTAGTATTAGTAGTATCGTTAACCGTAACGTTCGTTGG